CGTCCCCTTGATCTGCCATGTATCCGACCGCCACATTAATCCATCGCCAGACACGGGCGATCGACTTGGCTTTTTTCTTTTCGTAGTTTGAACTCATTTGGAAAGCAAATCGATGGCCGCGTCTAAACGCTTGCGATAATTATGGACTTCAGGGATCAGGCCAGGCGAAGCTTCTTCAGCTTCCTCCCATCCTTCCAGGGCGTAACCAGCCAGGTCGTGAAGAAGATCCAGGATCTCCCTGCGTTGCTCAGGAGTCAGAGTCATGGCTTTCGACGATGTAACGAAGGCGATCCAGGCCACGGCAAGCTTCGCCGTTAGTCAGGAGCTCAGGATGATCTTCCAGGACGCGGACAGCTTCAGCCGCCTGGTCTATGCTCAGGGGAGCTTGAACGCCCACTGCTATCGAGTAAGCCAGATAAGGAGTCATTTTCATGTAGATCAGTTCAGGCCAGCCGTCAGGCGGCGAACGTATTTGTTTGTGATCTTCTTCTGCTCTTCAGACTCCCAGACAAACTCGGAGTCGTCGAGATCATCGAGAGCGTCGATGGCGGCTGACTCCAGGCGTTTGCCTTTCTTGATGTGCAGAGAGAAGCCGTCCTGGGTCGTGACGTAGGCCTCGGGGAAACCCAGGAGCTTGTGGAAGCCAGCCAGGAGCTTGATCGCCTTTGGCTGATCATTCACCAGGAAGCTGATCGTCGGCTTGCTGGCCGTCTCGAGCGTGTAACAGGTTTTATTGAGCATGGTTTTATGGTTTGGCATGGTTTTATGGTTTGGAGGAAATTAGATCTTCGTGCCGTCCATGTGTCCCCACATGTCGGAGTCCGCCTCTTCGGTGATCTTGATCTGGTGGGCAAGATCCATGGACAGCTTCTCGGCTTCAGGAGAGTCAGCGATGCTGATCTTCTGATCATTCAGATCCATCAGCTTCTCCTGGTAAGCTTCAGCGAGTCGCATCAGCTTGCCCAGACGGGAGATCAGGATGGTTCGGTCGTTCATTTCGATCATGTTCTTTTGTAGTTTGTGAGATTTAAAAGTGGATCAGGCGAGGATGGAGATCATTTCCTCGTCGGTGATCGACCTGGACTTCAGGATGGTTTTCCCTGCATCGTTCACGAAGAACTTTTCCTTGTAAGTCAAACCCACGTTAATGCGGAAAGGTTCGTTGCCCTTCTGCATCGCGACGATCTGGCTGGTGGCGAGATACGTATGGGCATCGCCCCTGGACAAGTGTTCCTTGATGGGCCAGATAATGACAGTAAGGGAACCGTATTTTTCGACGGTGGCATCCTTGAGGTTAAACTGATCTAGAGAGCTGATGGTTTTCATGTGTTCGTTTGTGGTTTGGGAGATTTAAAAGTGGATTACTTGGAGCTGTTCTTGAGCTTGATAATCTCTGCGGAGATCTTCTTGAACTGCTCTGAGAGCGCGCGGTGCTTCTTGCTTCCTTTGGCGTAGCTCTGCATGTTAGCCCAGATAAAACTGTATTCTTTATCGAGCTTCTGGATTTGGTCGGTGGTTTTCATTTGTGGGTTTGGGTTGGTAGATCAGAGAAAGGGGCAAACATGGCTCCCCGTAAAGGATTATTTGCATCCTGGATCATTTTTCTTTCTCCCCTGCCAAAAGGCCGAAAGCCCACGTCTTTTGCCAGCCGCCGCCGCCAGGATGACGTCCAGGATGCCCGTAGAAGCGTTTTGACGACCTACCCCTGCCCTACCCCTTAACCCTTCGACTTCCCCTGCTTCCTGATCCACGCCAGGCCAGCATCCACCAGCTCAGGCGATGCGTAGCCAGCCATGCCAGCCGCCGCGTATCCCAGGCCAGGATTAGAGAAATAAGACTGAGTCGCCAGGCCGACCAGCAACGAAGTCAGGCCAGCCACGCAAGTCCGCCTTGCGATGTATCCCACCGTGTGCCGTTCCGTCGAGCAGAGATAACGCACAACCCAGGACACCGCACCGATGCCGATGCCGATGATCAGATCCCTCAGACTGACCGGGACGTCGTCGGGTTGCGGAGCTGGACTCATTTGATGATCCTCCGATAACCGAGCCGCCACATCGCCTCAGCCATTTTCGTTGCGCTGGTCTCGACCGTGTTCTCGTCCAGGAAGGGAAGGCAATCATGCATCAGCTCATGCACGACCGTATCGATCATTTCGTGCTCTGGCTGGCGTGGGTCGATGTGAATGTCCCCAGTTCCCTTCCAGCAATAACCGAAGGGAGTTTTGCTCCCCGATGCATGCGTAGGCCTGGACTTCCCCAGGATGCGGAAAGTGAAATGCGGTTCCTTGTAAAGAACCGCTGGCGGGTCAAGCTTTGGGCGGGGATTGCTCATCAGACTCATGGACGGAGTCCTTCACGCGATCATAAAACCACCAGACGCCAAGTCCAGCGACAGCCGCCAGGAAAGATCCAGCGACGATGGAGAAATAAGGAGATCCGAAGAAAAACGGCAGAGCTCCTGCAAACGCTCCGCAGAGAATGATGGGCGCTCCAGCTCTGACTCCCACGAACGCGCAGACAAGTCCGCCCACGACCACCAGGCCAGAACCAGTCATCGTCCAGATGTTAGCCGCCGCGTCCTGCTTTACACGGTCCATCTCGTTCATCAGATCAGCGATGCGATCATCCTTTAGCTTTGAAACGCGAGCCGCTTCCTTTTGATCAGCTTCCATCTTCGCCCAGTTAGAGTCAATCTGAGCCAGAAGCTTTTGACCGAAAGCCACCGCTGAGGCGTAGTCCTTTTGATCTGCTCTCGATGCCCGCTGTCTCGCCAGGGCGACGCTCTCATCTGAAGGCCTGGGAAGATAGGAGAGAGCCACGGATGTTTCAGCTTTGACGACCTCTGGCTTGTCTGCGTTCTCCCTGGCAACAGTGACCGCCGCCGCCACATGCGAGTCCGACTTGTCAATCTGGCTTCCAACCGTGGTCATGTTTCCTGCGGTCGTAGGAGCTGACGGCTGAACTGGCAGGGGAGCAGGAGAGCTCTCGCATCCGACCAGGAACAATCCAGCCAGGATCAGGACTCGCATCACTTTGAAGTGATCTTGATGTAAAGCTCGCGGGCCTTGTCAGCCAGGAAGTCCTTGAAGACGCCAGCGGTGAAACCCAGGAAGAAAAGGATGACGTAGGACATGAGATCAGGGAGTAGAGACGAACCTCATGCCCATTCGGTAGGTGCTTCCGTTGAACGAGACAAGCAGCTCATGCGTGTCCGCTCCACCGCTGTGGGCCTGAATGCCGTTAATCTTGAATTGCTGGGTTCCGTTGAACGTGATGCTGGTCGCCTTGATCGAACCGACGATCTCGACTTTGTTCGTAGGACTGAAAGTGGAGGGATCCACACCGACGCCGACAGAGCCGTTCTGATCTACGACGAACGCGGTCGTGTCTGGGTTCGTGGAGTCCTCGACGACCAGGGCGGGGAAAGTCCCTTTCTGAGTGATGCGAACAGCCGCAAGCGTATTGCTCGTCGTGTCGAAAACCTGGGGAGCCGAAAAAGTATTCGTCAGATTGTTCGTCGTGCAATAATAGGTCGCAGATCCGACCTTGTAAGAAACCTTCGGGGAAGTGGCGTTTGAGATCCAGAAGTCTCCGCTGACAGCGTTGGTCGCGTTAGGATCAACAGTGCCGCCCAGGTTCAGCGTTGGAGTCTGAGATCCAGCGACAGTTGCGAGATTTACTTTGCCCGTAAAGGTGGCTCCAGAAAGTTGAGCGTAAGGAGCAAGGGCGGACGAAGTGATGTAACCTTGTGAAGTCACGAACGACTGCGTGGCGTAGGACGACATCCCGCTGATAGTCTGATAGGTGCTGGCCGCAGTAGCCGTGGTTAAATATGGGGTAAGGGCAGACGAAGTGATGTAACCCTGTCCAGTCACCCATGCTTCTGATGCGATTACATTACCAAGAGAAGAAGTGGAAGTGCTGTAACGGAACTTATCAGACTGGAACCAGAAGCGTCCAGGCAGAGGAATAGAGTCTGGGTTAGTACCGCCGCCAAAGGTAAGACGGTTGTAGATGTCGAAGGCCAGATAACCTTGCGAAGTCACGAAAGACTCCGTGGCGTAGACTTGTCCAGTAACCCAGGACTCAGTGGCGTAGCCAGTCAGAGCTCCGCTGACGTAACTTGAATCGACGAAACCAGATGGGTTGCTGATGCTATAATAAAGTCCGTCTGCCGTTCCTTGATCCAGGAAGCCAGCAGGATTGCTCGCGTCGTATTTGGCATCAAGAGCTCCCTGAAGATCAGTCTGATTGGACAGAGTTCCAGTCACCGAACCCCACGCAACGGTCCCAGCGCCGCCCGTGTAAGCGGTTGTTTGAACACTGGAGTCGGGGAACGTGATGCCAGCCGGAGAGACCTTCATGTGGCTTGCTCCGTCGTAAGTGTCCAGGCCGTCAAAATTGACCATCGTTCCCTTCGTGTGATCAGAAGAGAGCTGAACGCCAAAAAAATCAGACGACATTTCGGTGTCGTAAGTCATTCCGACGCTTGTGATAGAGCCAGTCATGACTCCGCCAGAAAGAGAAAGATAAGATCCTAGCTGAGACGTAACCCAGGACTCGGTGGCGTAACCGTTTAGGATGCTAGGTCCGGGATAATGAACCGTTTGTTTTCCAGACTGAAAAGTGATGCCGTTCCATTCAACCGTAAGAGCATAGCCGCCTACGGATGAATTATTTAACTGAAGATAAGAAGGAATAAGGACTGCCGTATTCGTTGAGCCGTCCCATGTGCGATAACCAGATCCGTTGCTCGACTGGATGTCGCCCGTAATGTAACCGCCAGATTTAGCGAGATAAGTTGATGCGGCGGTCGCGCTGGTCAGATAAGGAGTCAGAGCCGAGTTGGTAATGAAACCTTGGCTCGTAACGTAAGACTCCGTAGCGTATGCGGACAGGTCGATGCTGATGGTCTGAGTTCCGGCATCGTAAGAAAGAGGGGCGTCAGCATAGACGACCCCTGGCTGTCCTGGGTTGCCTTGCGGTCCTTGCGGGCCTGGGATACCTTGCGGGCCTGGAGTCCCGATCGTAAAGATCAGGGATCCAGTAGGGGAAGCAGGAGTAAGAGTCAGTTCGATGTTAGCCATTGGCGAGAGTGATCTCCTGGTCGATTACTAGACGCACCGTGGTAGAAGAAAAAACGACCCCATCAAAAGAACAGCGCAAGTCGATGGCGGCGGTTCCTACGTCCCACTTGGCAGTCGTGGAAGCGTCCGCGTAAAGCGTCACCGTAAGCATGTCCTCGCCAATGGAAACCGCCAGGGGCCAGCGGCGTTTGGAGTGATCCTGGATCTCCGATTCGATGGTCACGCCAGTCAGATCAGCAGGATCACCAGATCCAGGGACATAAGGCCCGGAAGCCGTAAAGGTTTGCCCTCTCTTCCAGATAATAGTCGGCGCCGTCATAACCCTACGCCGCAGTCAAAACCCCATTAAAATCAGGAAACGGCAATCAACCCTTCGACCGATGCGACGAAAGATGGAGGATAATCTGGATCAGAATAACTGAAGAGCTGTCCAGTTCCAGTGTTTGCATCTGCATCGACAGCGAAGGAAGTCCCCTCATCTAAAGTAATTGTTTTACCCAGGAGAAAAGCGAACGTCTCATCAGTAACTCCGAAAACAAAAAAACGACCAGTCCCTTCGCCTTCTGGCAGGACTCCAGCTCCTGGATAAAAAAAATAAAGAGCAGTGTCGGTAATTAACAGGGAACCGTTTTCCATGATCATCCATAAGTCTGGATCGAATGGCGGGTATTCCCTGTTTGAACCTTGACCGTAACCAGATCCAGAGCTCAACACGGTGAACGGATAAAAAAACGCAACCCACCCCACTTCTGGAACTTGATACGCCATCAGACTCCTGCGTAATAATACGTTGCCGTGTTAGTCCCAATCTTGATACGGCTCGCCCAGACAGATCCACGCACCAGCTGAGACACCGTGCCGTCTGTCTGAATGTGAGCGATGCCAATGTAGCCGTAATCATCATCGTCCGTAGGAATAGACGCTCCGTTTTCGATGGTTACGTTTTCAGGATCAGGGAATAAAACATTGGGACTCTCTCCAGTAGTCCCGATGGCAACCCAGACGAAAGTTTCCTCTCCGTCTGCCACCGTGATCAGTTCATCCAGGTTTGACGGAATGATGTTATTGACCATGCCCTCGCAAACCTCGTAGTCGGTGCTTCCCTCGGCCGCGCTGTATTTCTTAACCTTGAAAGGAGAACACACGTTAGCGACATAAGCAGGAAACGTGACTGTCCCCTGGACGGCCTGATCAATCAGCCAGACATCAGCTGAATACGGTTGCGTTGCGCTACCGATGTAAATCGCCTGGGCGGTATAATCGCCACCAGGATCGATGTTGGAAGGAAGCACGACTGGGCATGCATCGGTGTAATCCACCGACCGCCCTACCCATAACTTATAAATGGAACTAGGAACTCCATCAGCCGTAACGGTAACGCGGAAGAGCCAAACGTCGTAATCCGTGTCGTTTTCAATCGGGCCAAAATAACCAGCTTTATTGCACCAGGGCGTGATCTCCTGATAACCGTTCACTGGATCGCAACCGAGATCAATTTCGTTGATCAGCTCCTGCTGGATGCATTCGCCTGATCCTTCTGGCGGCGTCAGAACGGTTCCTTTTGCCACTCGCAAAACCCAGAAAGGATCACCAGCTGGATCGGGGTTTTGATTGATCACATCGACCTGGAATTGAGAAGGACGAACAGGGGCAGGAAGAGTCTGAGATCCGATGAGCTCCTGGTTCACGTCGAACACTTCGTTCTCCGTATCCCATGAAATGAAAGCAATCGAAAGAACCTGGAGCGTGTATCCAGTAAAGGGCAAGTCGATGCCAGGCGGAGTCCCGTCTGATCCATAGGCCACGAACCCGCCTGACGGGTATTCGTAATCGTCAGTCGAGGCGATGTAAAAATAGCTTTTAAACTTTTTACGGTCCTCGCTCTGGATTTGCATCAGATAAACGCCGTAATCAGAACCTTCATCGAGGACGACATAGCCATCGCTATTCATGAAGATGGATGAAGGATCTTCACCAGGGACGATGCTGACAGGGGATCCATCGAACACTTCCGTAAAAGAAATCTGATCCGCCTGATGCTCGTTCTGATAAGCCATCGTTCCGCTGACGATCTGAAGAGTCCATAATTTTCCACCGCCCTCAGCCGCAGACTCTTCGACCACGCACTTGAATTGATTGTAATAACTGGATCCACCCGCCTTGATCATTTCGTTGTCCGTCTGGTAGATCTGAGATCCTCCAGCCAGGAAAGAGACGACCTGCCCTTCACCGATGTAGGGCATTGGAAGTCCGGCCTGAACGCCTTGAGCCAGGTCGTTAAGCTGTTTTGAAAGAGCCGCTTCGTCCCCCGCCTCGAAGCGTGAATTAAAACGTGAACCAGCTCCCCTGAAACCGATGTCGTCCATGTCAGAAAATGGATTCGGCCGTTTGGTAGATGTCGAGATCCCATCCGTCGTCACCAGCTACCAGGACATCGTAAACGACTTTCACTCCAGCAGGAGAAGATGGAGTGCCGATGGTTTCGATCTGAACGGAAGTCAAAAGCAACGCCTGAGCCGTAGGGAAATCTGAAACAGTAAAGGGAGGGACAAGCGTTTCGACGTCGCTCCCAGCGATAATGTTGCCGATGTTATTAAACATGAGGATCGCTCGATCACTCTCGTCGTCGCTAAAGAACATCGTTCCGCGAATGTTTCCTTGAGGACGCAGGAACTGACGCACTCCGCCCTTAGGGTTAATGATGTTCTTAGGAAAACCGAAACCGTTGAACTTCCACGTCTCGCCCACGGTGCCGTCACCGTTGTCCGTGGATTGCTTAACAAAAATCGGCCAGTTAGCCGCGTTCAAGTGGATCCCGTTATCTCCAGGAGATCCAGCCAGCGGGCCAGAAACCCATCGACCATCGTGCAACGTAAAATTGGGATGCGTCTCAATCGGTTGAGAGGAAGTGTTTGCGACGCCGCTAACCTGGGCGTCCGTGTATCCGATACCGCGCGCGACGCCCATGTAATCGATGGTCATCATAGCCACGCCGCCCTTTGAATAAGCGATGGCGTATTTGTAAGACTTCATGCTGAAACCGATGTCTTCTGGGTAATCGATGCCAAGGGATACGGTGTCGATCGCGTCGGTGATGTTGGCTGAAGAAGAGTCCAGGGCGAACGTAAGCTGAGCTTGCGCCAGGCCGAAGGCATCGATGTGGATCTGTCCCTGCGGCTGGCGAGATCCTGGGTTTTCGAGCTGATTGCCGAAGTCGATGCGGGTGGTAGATGGGGTCGGCATAAAATTATTTGTTCGCAGGGACGATCCTTTTGTTCGTAGTGTTAGGAGCCACGACTGCGTCCTTGAGCTGAGTAACGGACTCTGCGGTTTTCTTAGTCGCGTCCAGCATGTCTTCCTGGTAAGTTCCAGAAAGGATGGATCTGACGTCACCGCCACCGATCTGCTGAAGTGAAGATGCGGACATTACCATGCCGACATCAGGCCCGGTTGCGCCTTCTTTCTTTTTCTTCCTTTCTTCCTCCAGGACTTCCAGCGTATGTTCAAACCCGACTGGCGGGGCGACGCCTTCCGTTAGTGGCTTTTCTTTAAATCGTTTAACCCATTCTTTCTGCCATTCGAGATCCAGGCCTTTAGACTTAAGACGCTTTGATAGATCTCGACGAAAGTCTTCGCTTGAAGCCACGTTACGTTCTGCGGTCGGCCGATCGGCCTCTTCCCAATTTTGCTTTGCCATGTGTTCCGCCATGACTTGTTCCCTGGCCTCGCTTGCCGATAGCATCGCTTGTTTATCGGTGTCCTTAATTGCTCGCCATAGGCCTTTAAAAAATCCACCGACTTTGGATGAACGCGCGTTGCCTCGACGTTCCGCGGCATCCTCAGCTTGGATCTGGCCCTCGGAATAAGTCTTACTCCCCTCCGTGATTTCCTTGATCTGCTCTTTACCCATGCGGATGATCGGCATCAGCTCACGACCAGATCTTCCGAAGATGGCGGTGGCGTTTGCCGCAACGAGATAAGCGTTTCCAGTTTCCTCGAGCTGATCAGCCAAAGCTTCCAGGACTTCGGTGGCCGTAATGGTTCCAGCCGTGATCCTTTCATTACCGAAGCCAAGTTCGCGAAGAACTTTGCCAGCTCCGCCTGCGTCCTTTGATGCGTTGCCCATGTATTTGGAAAACAATCCCAGGGACCTGCCGACGGTCTCAAAACTGACGCCGACAATCTTTCCAATCTTTCCGATTTTTTGGAGCTCGACGGCGCTCGCACCAGTGACGTGCATGGCGTGGATCAGCTCTTTGAAATAATCTCCAGCTTCTGAGAACTTGTCCATCAGTTTGCTGAATACCGCACCAGCGGCGAACATGCCACCGATGGATCCCATGATCGAGGAATTGAACTCTCCCATCCATCCGCTCATGGCGCTCCCTGCTCCTTTGGCGGCTCCCTCTGCGCCTTTAGAGACGTCAGAGAAATCTCCACCGAACTTAATTTTTACGTCGTCGGCCATAAATTATTTTTTGGACTGCATGAGTTTATGCTTTTCCATAGCTTCCCATTCGACATCAGAAACGATCTGGATGTCTGATCCTGCCGCGCGCGCGTGGGCCATGTGAAGCCAGATGGCGGCGGACTCTGGCATCGTCCACGCTTCCTCGGTCGTGTGGCCGTTGCGAACCAGACAAGCGACCACTGACAGTTCCCAGGGGAAACCCTTGTCGTCCGAACTTGATTTGCCTTCCTTCTCCCAGAAGCGCGGCCAGAGCGATTGATCCCTGAAATAGATCATGAGCTTGTAAGCTTCCGTCTTAAGCAGACGCTTGCTCATTCTCATGCGACGCAAATGATAACCGTCACGCCAGGACATCGGGCGACGGACTTCTTCCAGCTCAATCGTGGATAAGATCCTGACGGCCTGGATTACATCAGACGCTCCGAACTCTTTTTCCGTTGATAGGATTGGAGAACCGATGGCCTGGAGCGCGATCCTATGCCGTAGGCAAAATGGAAGAAGACGCCGACCGCAGACTTCGATGGTCGGTTGCAGGATTGTCGCCGCTTGTGTCCACCGCGAAGTCATCGGCGGTCTATGCCCTTGCGGGCTTAAGCGATCTCCTGATACTTGACCAGCTTCAGCGTAACCTTGCGGAAACCGTTGTTCGTGCCAGAGTCGCTCACATCCTTGATGATGTAATTAATGCTATCGTAGTCGAACTGCATGCCGATGTCCGGAATAGTCGCTTCAGTCTTCAGGATGCCGCTGATGGAAGTCTCGATGCGAAGATCATCCAGGCGATCAGTGATCACACGGCCAGTCTCGTCCATAACTTCCACATCCAGGGCGGCCTTCTGGCTGATGTCATCGCTCTGAAGCGTGACGAAGTTAGCAACGTCGTAGAGTCCGAAAACGTGGGCAACGCCAAAAGTTTGAGGGAGAGCCATAGGTGCGAGATCTTAGTCCTACGCGGGAGTCAAGCCGGAGGATAGACAGCCGCCAGCTCATAAGTCAGGGCGTTCCCGTAGCGTCTATCGGCCACGGCCTCTTCATCAGATTTGATCCATGCATGGTAAAGCTGTCCCTGAGTCCAGGCCGACTTAAGTCCGTCAAGATCCTGCATGATAGCTTGAACATTCTCCACCCGTTCCCGATGCATCGCCAGAGCTTCCGCATCAGTAGGGGCGTCGTCCGCAGATGAATAGACGAAGATCTTGATGGTAAGGGAAAAGTTACCCAGGGGGCGAGCTTGCAGATCCACATGCGACTCGGCCGACTCAGCGTAAAGGATAACGGCAGGTAAAGTCCTGATCTCATACGTCTGGCCGATGTTCACCTGGACTCCAGGAAGCATGCTGGCGTTCGTCGTGAACCAGGCCTTAATGGATTGCTCCGTGATTGTTCTGATGCCGTAGGTCGTCATGTGTTTAAAAGGATTGTCTGCTGGCGGCTGTCTGCCCTTGAGCAGTGGCAAGCCAGAGAGGGATCTGTTTCTTCTTAAGCTCCTGGATCATCTTCACTCTCATCGCATGCATGCGATAGCTCAAGGCGGACTTCAGGAGTCCAGAAGGCATCGCTCGCCTGCCGACCGTGTTCCCGATGGTCACGGTGGGCATCATCGGCTTATTAAGATCAGGGAGTCCGATGGCATAGGCCTCGCCTTCGGGTTGCTTAACCCAGGCGGGAGCTCTGACTTCCTTAGCTCTGATCTTCTGAGCCGCCCACCAGTAACCAGACTTCATGATGCCGACGTCGTCGAACTTGCGTTTCATGTATTGTTCGATGTTTCTTTCCTTAGGCACGATGGCGAAAATCCCTTTGGCTTTCTTGGCATAATCCTGGAGCCCGCCCTTGCCGTCGTATTTACGATGGCGATTATGGAGCTTGCTCATCTGGGAATAATCACCGTTCTCGATGAACACGACAGATCCTGATGCCGGGTATTTTCGTTGAAATGACTCCCATCGTTTCATCGGGCTCTTTCCATCTTCATGCTTTCCGTGCGCCTTCTCCCACATCTTGAAAACTTCCAGTTTACCGATGGCCGTGATCTGGTTCTTCGTGGCAAAGGCAACGGGCTGGAACATTTTGAAGACTGCGGCCTGAACATTTGCCATGCCCTTTTTCTTAGCAGTGGAAGCCAGGCCAGCGCCAGAGCTGACAGACGGTCCAGTGATCTTCGCCAGATCCATGCAAAACAATCCAGCTTGTTCGCGGACTGTTTCTCCCAGATCTTTCCCCAGGACTTTTGCGTAGTCGTGTAGGTGCGCCATCAGCTGAGACGCATCGGTGTGTTTAACCTTAAGCTTCATCAGCCAGCTGGCCCGGCCTTTGTCTGGACGCGGGCAATTACCCAGGCCGAGGGCGGGCGATCAGTTATGGAGACGATACGGTATTGCTTACCGTTGAACGTGACGAGGTTTCCATAGACCACGACCCCAGGACGTGCCTCGACATCAGACTTCAGGAACTTCACATCGTAGGCCGCAGAGTCCAGGAAGCCACCAGTCTCGAGATCCTGCTGAACCACTGGTTCGCTCATCAGGACATCAAAGGAAGTGGGAGTGCCGTTGCCCTTTTGGACAGTGACGGCCTTAGGGATCTCTGCCAGGATCTCCCCTGCGTCTGATGCCCATTCGTCCTGGATGATGCCCATGGCTCTACGCCGCAGTCAAAAGGCCATGGGTAGGGGTAGGGTAGGGGTAGGGCATGCAAACGCCTGGACGGGCTTCCCAGGCCTGTCTATTGACGTGCCAAATAAAAGACCCCACCAGGTTTCCCTGGTAGGGTCTTGATCTTTACTCTGCGTCGTCCGCAGATCCAGCTTCCACGCTGTCGAGATTATGGAGGATCTCGTTCATCGTTTCTCCCAGGACGCATCCACGGCCTTCGTAATTGAAGGCGGGCTTCAGGCGAACCCAGATGGTTCGCATGTTACCTCCGAACGTGGGGAGCTCAGTCCATGCATAAGCTACCACCGGGGTGGCGAGCTTCTTAGGAATGAACTCCAGGAGCTTTGCCTTCTGCTTTTCAGTCAGAGGGCGAGCGGCGGGATCTTGCGGGTCGTATGCTTTTGTGGTCATGTGTTTTGTGGTTTGGTTTCCCCAGGCGGTTAGGCCTGGAAAGGTTTTCACGACCTGGGCGATACGTGAGAAAGAACAGTAAGGAAAACTTAACCTTACATCTTTATCCTATAACGTGGGGTCGTCTGCGTCAAGGTTTTATTTTCAACCCATTTTCCAGGAGCTCCGAAATCATGACAAACAAAAGGCCCACCAGGTTTCCCTGGCGGGCCTCGTTCTTATTCTCCGAGCAAACCTTTGGCGGCGAGCTGATCCTTGGCGAGCTTCACCAGGGCGGGCAGATGCTTCTTAGCTTCAGCCATCGTCCTATGCTCCCAGCGAACCGTCTTGCGGTTGGCTTCCCAGATCCCATCTCGCTTCCAGCAGAGCTCCCTGTTTCGGAAGTTATCTTCTGGAGCGTAGCCGCCTTTGAAGTTCACCAGGTCGGTGATCTCATACATCGCCGCGCTCAGGGAGACGTATTCCACGCTGGACGTGGATCCGCCACCGAATGAGATCCCGATGCAGGGGTCGGCACTTACGACTACCCACTTGTTCGGCAGGTTCGTCTTGATGCGGACGCTTTCAGGTTTGTCGTTCTTCGTTCGTTTTGTGGTCATGTGTTTTGTGGTTTGTAGATCCCAGGCCTTGCGGCCTGGAAAGTGATCATGACCCGAGCGAAGCTTGTGAGAAAGAACAGTAAGGAAAACTTAACCTTACATTTTCATCATAAGAAATCCAATCGACGACGTCAAGGATTTTTTTTTGGCTCGATTTTTTGCGACGACAAAAAAGGCCTCGGTTTCCCGAGGCCTTGATGAAGTCCTGGATGTCCAGGATTAGAGATCCGAGATAACGACTCGGAGAGCGGCGTCAGGATTACCGACGGACTGACCGATGATCCAGGAAGCAGAGAGGTTCGACAGACCCTTAGTCCAATCGTACCAGCTACGGAGCGAGAAAGCGAAACCGCTATCAGGATCCTGGACGGTGATCTGTTCGCCACCGCCAGTAGTCGGAGCGGCCGGAACGCGCGTCACGATGACATGGCCTTCGCGACACGAAGCGATACCGTTCAGATGTTCGCCAGCAGGAGCGGCGCTGAAACCGTTATATTCGTAGATGTCGATGCCATGGAGACGACCGACCTTGCCATCGCGGATCACGGACGTGTCACCGATGGAGAGATACTGAGCGACAGAAGCATCCTGGAGAAGCTGGCCGAAAGCGTCAGGCGAAAGCAGGAGCGCTCGATCAGAGAAGGGCAGGTTCGCCTTCGTCATAGCAGTGGCGGCGTTAGCAATCGCCACGCGGTTGAAATTGGCCTTCGTGCCGGAGTAGGCGATGCCAGCATAATTAGCGGCAGTGGTTTCAGCCAGGACGCCATCGAAGAGGGACTTCACAGTGGCGTTCGCCATCGGAGCGATGAACACGCGACGAAGCATGTCCAGGGAGATCGTGGCGACTTCGGTATCAGTGAAAGCAGTGGCGACGTAGTTATGATCAGCGAGAGTGATCGCGACATCAGTGGCATCAGCGTCTTCAGGAACGAAGCCGTTGGCGCGCACGTAGGTGCTAGCCGTGAACTTGTTAGCGAAGCGGGTGTGGACGACCTGGCCCTTTTCAGCGACGTAGCTGGAGAAGTCGGTCGTGACGATTTTGTTCAGCGGCGCGAGGACGGGAACAAGGGTGCGAAGGGTTTCGGCCGCAACGAACTGCGGAGCCAAACCCTGATTGAGAACATTATTGCTCATGGTTATTTTTTAATGGATTGGGTTGAAATTGATTGATCAAGCGACGCCCTTAACGGTGACGACTTTAGGAGCCGACACTTCCTGGCGAACTTTGAAACTCTGAGAAACATCGAAGGCAAACGTGCCGTCGGCGGTTTTCTTCAGTGCGATGGAATAGCCGATCCTGGTGATCCCTTTATTGGCGTTGGCATCAGAAACGATGTCGTTCCAATTAGCCGCCAGGAGCTCACCGAGCTTGGCTGAAATAACGTCAGGGGCGGACATCACTTGATGCCCAGATGGGCGACGATCTGCGAACGGTTCTTATTGTAAAACGCGAGCTTTTCAGCAGGATTGCTGATAACGAGATACTCGTTCCAGGTTTCCTCAGGGGACTTGACGGTGGCCGCATCGGACGCAGAAATCTCTACGGGAGTAACACCGACAGAGGCGACGATGTTCGCGGCCTTCTTTCCGACGGACTCAATCTGCGAGACGGCCTGGGTTTTGATCTCTTCAGCGGAAGCGAGAGCTTTGCTGAGTTCTTCGATCTTAGCGATGGCAGAGTCACGCTCAGAAACAAGCGCAGAGCTGGCTTCTAGCTTCTCGACAGCCGTGGCGTATTCAGCCGCCAGCGTGTCATTCTTCGCCTTCAGTTCAGAGATCTCTTTCGCCATGGTTTCAGCTTCACCAGACTTAGTCGTGAAGGCGGACTTTAAGGCCTTAAGGGATTGCTCGAGAGTCATGTGGCTTCGTGATTTGAGTCTACGCGGGAGTCAAGCGACGCCCCTGGAGCGGTGCTTTTTAGATCCAGACTTGTCATGTTTGGCGTCAGTCTCGACGGCCTTTTCGCCAGCTTCATCCTCATCCTCAGCTTCGCTTTCAGATTTCTCAGACGGCTGAGGTTCGACGCCATCCTGGTCGCCTTCCTTATCTTCCGCCTTAGGGGTTTCATCCTCGTCCTCGGGGTGCTCGTCCTCGTCGTCGTCGTCGCGCTCTTCATCATCATCGACTGGCTTCTTAGCCGCCTCAATCTTGATCCCTGCCAGAGCACGGGCCGAAGCGAACTTTGACATTTCATCAGCTTCCCCTTCCTGGCCTTCAGAAACGAGCTCGGAGATCTCATGACGTTCATCATTCTCTTCGTCTGCTTCCATCTGGGCGGCGACCGACGCGCTCAGGGACTCCATCAATTCATCGAAGCCGTTGATTAGGGAGGTTACTAGTCCAGCTTCTGCTCCACGTTTGCCAGAGAACATCTGGCCTTCCATCGAGCTATCCTCGACATAAGAACGCACCGACTTAACCGCTTCCTTGAAATCCGCATGGATGTCCTCGACTTCCTGTTGAAGCATGCGTCGCTGGTTCTCATCCAGGGAGGTTCCAGGGATCCCTGCGCCCTTAAACGCGCCCGCCTTGATCACGTCCATGCGAACGCCTTCCATGCGGTAAGCTTCAGACATGTCGGGGAAGGCGATGTAAACGCCGACAGAGCCGACAGAAGAAGAAGGCGTGGCATAGAACTGCGACGCCTGGGATCCAAGCCAATAGGCCGCAGAGCAACATTCAGAAGCAGTGAAAGCGATCACTTCCTTCGGGAAGTCCTTGATCCGATTTGCCAGCTCAGGGACTCCGACAGAAGTGCCGCCAGGGGAGTCGATGTCTAGGATCACCGTCTTGATAGAGCTATCGCGAGCGCACTCTTCCAACATTTCCTCGATGTCATGAACATCGCAACAGCCGCAAAGGGACTCAAGCTCAGACAGGTTCTTTCCGATCACGCCCTTAATCGGGACAATCGCGTAGGGCGGAAACTTTTCGAGGGTCGGCTTGGCTCCGAAGATAGCCGCCAACATGTCGCCCATGTCAGACATCTTCGCATCCATAGGGATCTCGATGTCACCGACGCGATTAAGATAGGCCTCGGCCTGGGCGGGCTGGATCAGCAGGGGGCGCTGACTCTTGAAATCTTTTGAAAGGTTACGCATAGATTTATTTATTCTTATCGGCAGGGAAAGGAGTGAAGGAAGTCGTGGCCGGGGACGGTTCGTCTCCGAGAGTCTGGTCGATGTCCATTGGATTGTTTGACGGCTGGTAAAGCATGGAAACAGGGACGCCAAACTCTGCGGCCGTGTCCTTGATCAGCTTAGCATCGGAAGCACGACGGCGGATCTCTTCCCTGGGATCCATGCCCTGCTCTGCGAAGTGGTCGGACAGCGTCTTGAGTCCCATCGCGATGTCCTTCTGGTTTGCAGACGCCTCGCGACCTGCGTCAACAGTGACACGTCTGGGAGTTACCCAGTTCACTTTACTCCATTCGTCATTCGCAGGAAGATCACCGTTGGCGATGGCGTTGCCGATCACGTAACCCCACACGGGAGTCAGGAAACGAGTCATGAACATGTGCTGACGAGCTCCGAATTGGCGCTCAGCTTTAGAAACGACGAGGCGAATAGCCGCGCCTCCGATGCCGTTTGGATCTGCCGTGAACTGATAGGGAAGGACGCCAGCCGTTGAGTCCTTCTGAAGATGTTCGATAAATCCGGTAAAACTTGCGTTTGGCCGCTGACTTTGGAAACTTTCGAGCTTCTCGCCAGGAGCGAGCGAAAGGATCTTTCCACCGATGAAAGAACCGACCTGCTCAGGGTTGTCGTAGACGCCTTGAGGATAATCCTGCGGACGCATGCCGAACGCCTCAAAGTCTGCCGTGCTTCCGTCGAACTGCGGGTTTTCCCTGGTGATCGTCCTGGTGATGTCAGAAGATGTTTTGACGGCCAGCTTCTCCATCGAAAGGATCTCCAGGATGTCGATCAGATTATTGATCGAATGTTGAAGTGGGGAATACGCACGGGCTCCAGAGACGTTCTCTGCATGATGAACGTGCATGATAGAGTTAGAAGGGATCAGTCGAGTCGTGCCGTCAGAACGGATCACGTTGTAACCGACGACCGCCCCGAACTTATTGAAAAGGATCCCGTCAAACATGCCCTCGGGTGCGCCGATTGCCGCCGCCGAAACTCCGACTCGGTGCGACTCAATCAGCTGGATCTTCGCCACCCCATCAGAGGAATAAGTTTTGAGGACGAAGATTTCACCGTCCACATCGACCTTTCGACATGCGATCTGCTGAGCTTCCCAAAAATTGAAACGTCCAGTGATGTCGCAGGGACGGTTTGCCCAATCGTTAAAATAAGCTTCCGCCTGGGAGTTCCATGCTTCATCAGCTGACGACGCCTGAGCTCGGATCCCGTCACCGATGGAATAGATCACGTTATCCGAGATCATCTGGCGAATGAGTCCAGAGTTCACCGCCAGCCAACGCATTTTTCGCGTAAGCTCCTGGCGGTCGAAAGTCGTCATGACTTTCTTTTGATCAGCGGGCCATGGCGTATTTACCCACTGGCGTTTGTTGGAATATTTGGCTCCCTCAAATTGAGAGAAGATCCCTGATCCGCCTCCACCGAAGCCGTCTGCCCTTGCCTTTAGGCCTTTGCCTTTGGCTCGGGCCTGGTGGGTAATCTTCTTTTTCGGTGATTTCGGCATGATGAATTAAAGGCCTCGGAAGTTCCAGAGTCCGTTATAAACGCGGACGCGATCAATCGATCCGTATTGAGCAGGATCCTTGATCTGAAGGGCGTAACGACATTCGATAAGCGTCGTCTTGATGTCCATCGGGAAGGTTTTAGAAACGGACGTGCCGCTGTCCGTGTAAGTCATCATCGTCTTTCCTTCCATTAAAAGCGCGGCGGCTTTATCCGCAATCGCTTCGATGCGAGCTTGTGAAAGAATAAGAAAACATCCTGACGCCTGAGCCATAACCCTACGCCGCAGTCAAAACGAAGGCCAGGATCGTGACTCAATAGAGCAGAGGATCCTGGTGCCGCCCCGTCAGACCATGCCCGGACAAACGAGGTGCGACCTGACTTTCGCTGGTCGTTGTGCAAAGTCAAGACTCGCTGACAGGTTCTTCGGACTTCTGCTCCAGGACATCCTCCGCGCGGCCAGTCAATCGCCAGGCCAAAGCGGGAAGGATCATGATAACCTCGCAATCCCAGAAATGATTATCCTTGTTCACGACGTCCCAAAACGGCTTTCCGTTGGTCGCGATGGTTCTCCGCTCAGACTTCATCTGATCCTTATAATCGTCAGAGACGTCCCCTGGGATCATGTGTTTCCCTCTTTTGATCAAAGCGGCCAGGACATCCTTCAGGCGTAGATTAGAAAAATAGAACCGTTTGACACGCTTGTTCCCGACCGCCTCTACGACAGGGGCAGAGTAAGGCCTGAGCTCAGTCTTAAGTCCTGCGGGAGTCTTGACCCGCCAGGCGAACTCGTTGCGCTGGTCGCCTCGCGTGGCAACCCATCCGTTCGTAGCACAAGCCGCCAGGACTTCATCGGGCTGGTAGCCGGAGTCGATGAATACGTTGGCCGGATGAACGCCGTATTTTTTATGCGCGTCGATGAGCTGAGGCCAGTTAAAGCAATAACCGCAATCAATCAGTCGAGATCTGCCGTCCCCAGACCATCCTCTGACAGCCCAATAAAATCCACGCTTCTGAACGTCGACGCCCATGAAACGCATCCGCACAAAGTCAGGAGCCGCCCTTAACTCAGGCGTTAAAAGATGGAAAGCCGTAGGCCTACCGCCAACGAACCCGCCTTCCTGATCCCAATCCTCTCCCATCTTAAAGTCCCCTGGACGGGCTTCGGTCTTGATCTCGTCTGGCTGTTCTTCGTATTTCTCCGCCAGGCGTTTCTGAATGAAGATGCGTAGCGGTTCCTCGTCGCCGTATTCTTCGATGGCTTCCTTTGCCTTGATCATCATCACCGCAAGCTCTCCCCAGGACATCGTTGCGACGCTGTTCCAGTGAAGGCCTACGTAACTTGCGTTGCTCGATGGCTTCGTTGGGACGAACTTCCCTTTGGCGTTCGCTTCCAATCGTGTTGCGTTAGTGTCCGGCAGTCGCGCCTTGCACGACGCGCACTCGAAAGTCGTCCCCTGGGAAACCTTGATCAGATCCCATTCATCATTAACTTTTGCATCTTCAGGAAACTTGATCTGCGCCCACGCCCACGGTTGCACATGGCCGCATGCAGGACAGCTCATGTTCCATTCGCGCAAGTCGGTGGACTCATGAAGCTGATGGAACTCCTGACCGTCCACGCCTCCCTGCGACATCATGATCCGCTTCCCCATCCAGCCGAAGGCCGTCACTCGAGCTGAAGCTTCAGCCAGATGTCCAGGGGGCGCCATCCAACATTCGTCGGCAATAACATAACGCAGAGAAAGACGCTGAAGGTTTGTCTCGTTATGGATGCCTCGGCAGTAAATCGTCATGCGATCAAAGTCAGTGGTCGTTGATCTTTCCATGTCATCGCCTTTGAACTTTGCCTTCACTGGCGGGCAATTATTCCAGACAGGCCTGAGATAACGGATTGAAAAGTCCTTCGCTTCGGAGTCCGTGGCCTGGAGGATCATGGTCGGTCCTGGCTGGTTAGCGATAACGTAGCAGGAGAACAATCGAGCCAACAGTGATTTGCCAGACTGGATGCTCGCCAAGACAGTGAGCAGACGTGTCTCAGGATCAGCCGCAATCCTAAGCGCCTCAGCGATCCAGGGAGTGCGCTCAGCTCTGAACGGACCCGGCATCGGTGAGTCGGGGATCGCCAGGACGTTGGCTTCCAGCCATTCGACTGGATCTCCTGAGTAAGCAGGACGTAGGACGTTGCGCCCTATTTTCAAAAGTTCTTCCTTATTCATCCTTTGAAAGATCCGCCCTTACGCGGAGCGCCCATGCTTCCAGGACTTTGACCGCCTTCGCTGGATTGTCTGGGTTGCAAGCTTCCGCCACATCGAGAGCCAGCTTGTCCAATCGGTTCACGAAGTCCCCTGCAAGTTTCCTCATCGCATCAGCTGAGTCAGCCGCACGAATGTATTCCCTATTCATTAACGCCAGGCGATCAGCTTCCGCCTTCAGCTTCGTCAGAGTGTTCACCGTTTTGTCGTAGGAAGCATAAAGCCGGGACTGTTGCGGCGATCCAGACTTCACCGATTTGATGTATTGATTGCGAGAGATCTGCACCAGGATGCGCTGGCGTTCGATGATAGAGTCAAAGGTTTCCAGGACTGTTCCGTTCCCCTTATCGTCAGGGACTTCCGTGGACTCAGCAGGAGCTTCGGCCTGAGAGCTTCCGTCCAGCTTGTAATCGGAAGGCGGGATCCCAGTGGACAAATGGCGTTGAGCTCTCCACTTCTCCGCCTCTTCGATGCTATCCAATGGCATGCCCTCGGAGACGAGCTGAGAGATACGCCCAGGCGAAAGCTCCCATCGCTCCGCCAGGATCTTTTGGCTGATCGACATCAGCTGAGTTTCTTAAAGTTTTCAGTCAGGATCACTGGAACGGTGTTGCGCCAGCGAACTTTGTGATGAATACGCGGGCCGCTCCCTCCATCCAAGACTGAGATCTTCACTGACGACGGCTGATAGATCACCGAATAGAATGTTTTGACGTATGTTCCGCTGTCCAGATACAGCTCCGTAAGTCCGCCGCTGTTAGATTGAGTCCGCTTCTGCTTTAGACAGACTTTCATCACCGTCAGGAAAATCCCTCCGCGCACTCCATTATCAACGTATGAATTAACGTCCTCGTTGATCCGACCGAAGAACTTGAAAGGCCTGTCCGTGGAGCAAAAAAAGCTGTTCATCGCCTTACGCTTTGGCTTGCGCCATGCAGATCCCTGGTCGCCGCCAACGTAGTCACCGCTCTGAGCCATCGCGATGGTCAAGGCCGGGATACTGATGTAATAATCCATCATCACATCCATCAGGGCGTCCAGGTCGACGAGCCGCTTGTCCACGTAGTTCCCCTGGTGATCTGCCATGTGGCGGAAATCCGTGTAATCATCATCGAGCATAATGAAATAACGGATGCCCAGATCCTTAGCGATGTCGAAGCATGCGTTCCGTGCATAAACCACCCCACGACGTCCTGGGAAGTTATCTCCGATGTCCGTGTAGCCGGCCGCTTTTTCCTTATCAAAAACGTAAAGCTCATCGCCAAACTTTTCACGATACTCTTCATGCGACTGATCTTCGTTGTCGATGATCACGACGATGCGTCCCGTGTATCCCAGGCGGCGCAAAGTTTTGTAAGTGAAAACCTTATTAGCCCGTCCGTGCGTAAGGATGAAAGCGGCGAAGTCTTTATGCTTCATCGTCTTCCTTCTCCTGGGAAGTTTCATGTGCCGCCGCGTAGATGTCTTCGATCTGCTTTGACAGTGCGACATAACCGCCCTCGATGGCCTTATTGAAATCAATAATCACAAGGGCCGAAGCTTCCATGAGCTCCTGGACTTCCTTCGTGGCGTGGCAGTAATATTCAGCGATGTTCTGGTAATCGAAGATCACATGACGCTGGGCCGCTTGCATCAGGAAGGCCTTTTCCTCTTCCGTGGCTCCAGACTCTAGGATCTTATCAGTCAGCTCTTCCATCTTCTTTTTATCAGTCAGGATGGAAAGATCCGGCTTCTCTCCCCTTGGCTCGTAAATCGGTGTGTCGATCTTCTTAGTGTAATAACCAGGATCAGAAGGATCTTCATGTTCTCCCATCAGCGCCGCAAGATCCTCAGGACTGAAACCGATTGCGTCCATGTCCACCAGGCCAGCTTCCTGGATCGCCATCAATTCAATCTTCAGGAGCTCATCGTTCCATCCTGCGTTCAGCGCCAGCTTGTTATCAGCCAGGACGTAGGCCTTCACCCGCTCTGGAGTCAGATGCTTCAGCTTGATCACGGGGACTTTTTCCAGGCCTAATTTCTTAGCCGCCATCAGACGACCGTGACCAGCGACGACAGTTAAATCGTCTTGAACTAAAATGGGATTATTAAACCCGAACTCGCTGATGCTTTTCGTCAGCTGTTCCACTTGCTCAGCAGAGTGCGTCCGAGCGTTGTTAGCGTAGGGTTTAAGATCCTCAGTCGGGATCATAATCACTTCGTGGAATGGGGTCATGGATTGTTCAGAGTTTAGAGTTTAGAGTTTTGACTAAAATCACACATTTTTCAGGTAGAGTCGGAACCACCCGTGCGACAGGGGTAGGGAGCCAATAGATTTCTTCATGGGGTAGGCCGGAAATCAGCGTGAAATGCCGCGGAGAATGGAAGAGATCCGCATGTTATTAACCTCATCCTCTGGCCTCATGAACCTGGAAGGATCCAAACCGAGACGACGCAGGAGCTTGCGACACCTCAGGGACACTGCCGCACGTGACATCTTATGACGCTTAGCCAGGACTGTCATCTTCGGAGGTTTGCCTTCACCGACCACGATGCGAATGATGTCAGCATGAAGACGCATGGCTGGATCAGTGGATCCATCCAGGCCTTCCAGCAGGAAGTGGAGCGTGGCTCTCAGGCGTATGGAAGCCAGCTCAAGCTCTGCCAATCGTGGGTCGATGCCCTTGCCTTCTTCCTCCCTGGCCTGGACTTCATCCAGGGTCGGATTAGTGAGCTCTCGATTTAGTGCGAACGACCCCATCCTTTGCATCACCCGATTGAATGACTCTTCCTCATTCCGTTGGAAGTCGAAATGATTGCCGTTCATCCTGGATCTGCTTTCCAGAGCTTCCCCATCGCCAGGGGCATCGGCCCTAAACGCACCAGAAGCGATCAAGGATCTGCGTTCCTGATCAGATAAACGCTTCCACCAAAGGGAATACTCGCGATTAATTGTTTTCTCGGAGCTCAATCGATTAGGTCGTCTGGTTTCGTGTGATTTCGAGCAGATCGACCAGGTTTCGAGCGTTATCGAGCACAATCGGCCAGATCGGCCAGCTTTCGATGACTTTCGGATGAGTCGAATAGGTTTCGAGCGTTTTCGAGCAAAGCGAACGCAATCGAACAGCTTTCGTTTCAGAAAGGCCGTTTCGATGCAAATCGATTGGGTCGGTTGTCAAGCGGTTCTATTCGGAACACCGCTTTTCAATACGCAATTTCAATCTTTCACGTTATTGATCCAGATCTTCCTGGCTGGATCATAACTGATCAGGCCTAATCGAACAGCTTTCGTCTTGAATGACCGTGGCTGAAAACCGAAGTCCTGGGCCGTCATAAAACATCGCTCTTTAAGCTGATCCTGGGTTATCTCCTTAGGCCATTCGCTGACGTAACCCTTAAGCTTCTGGTTTCTTCCCTGGTAGGTCGCCCTTGCCGACGCTATTGCCCGTAGTCTGGTCTGCTCCATGGCTTCTGGTTTCTCCCTCCAGAGGCGTTTCCATAGCTTCAGGAGTCTGATCCTGGGGTTAGGATGATAATCGCTCATCATCGGCCTGGCTTGGCTGAGGATCCTGGGGCGAAGGGAGCCCATCCAGGGCGAACCTGAAGCCCTAATCTCTGAAAGAGATTACGGTGTGGCTCCCTGGTTTTGACCATGCGTCCTGGACGCCCCTTAGGGGTGGGGTTGTGGTCTGGGGTAGGGTAGGACATGGGATCACCAGCTCCGTGGCTTCTGAGGGGATCTGGAAGGGGTTTGCGGGGCATCCTCAGAAGGCGTCCCCTCCCCTGGCTGAGCGTATTCCCATCGGATCTCGCCCTTGGCTCTGGCATGGCGGATGCTGATCTCCCCTGCAAAGTCCCCGACCGAGTTCTTCAGGCCAGCTCTTCCTCGCCTCTTCGTCAGTCCGAACTTAAAGATTGGCTCTTCCCCTTGCTGACGCACCAGAACTGCCACTTCGCGAAAATAATTGACGAACTCGGAACTCCCCGCCCCTGAGTAAGCCAGGTCGGCCACTGTCTGCCCTTCCTTGTCCTTTGCCGCCCGTGGCTTCGTCGTGTGATGCATCGCGATCAGGACTGCCTGGGTTTCCACCAGGACTTTATTCAGATCATGACGAAGGAACTTTGAAGCCGCCTGTTGATCTGCGATGTCGATGCCAGCAAAAGACAGAAGAGGATCGACGAAGATCAGGTCGGCCCTATGCTGGACGATCAAATCCCTCAGCATGCCAGGGAAGGCGTCGCCCACTGAATTGATGTCACGAAAGATCGCCAGGTTTTCCTCCAGGGCGTTCTTCTCATCAGGCCAGAGCTGAGCTCCAGCCACGACATCCTGATACGCCTCCGCCACGTCCCCGAAGTCATTTTCCGCCTGGACGATAACGATACGCAAGGGACGCTTTGCCTTGATGCCGAAGAAGTCCTTGCGGCCACCGACAGACCAATGGACAGCCGCTTGCATCATCAGGGACGACTTGCCGACTCCAGCTTGTGAGACGATCAGGGCGGATCCGCCTTTGCAGAGCCATCGATTACCCAGGACAGTGTTAGGATCATTCATGCGATCAAAAGCCAGGAGCTCATCCGCAATCATCTTGACCGGGACGCCAGACTTCTGGCCTCGTCCCTGGACTGCTTTCAGAGATCCTTCCGTGTAAGCCAGGAGAGTCTCGGGGTCGGTGGCAGGATCGGCAGAAAGCTCCGCTGTCTTTTTCGCCACCGTGTTGATGTGACGCAGAACCGACTGACGCCTGACTTCATCTGCCCATGCGGGATTGATCAGTGAAGATCCCACCAGGGAAGTGATCTCCGAGACATAGAAGGCCTCGACGGTGGATTTGCGTTCCCGCAGACGCATCGTAACGGTCAGCTCATCAGCCGTCACATTTTCTTCAGATAAGGAGAGGATCGCTGAGGCGATGTCCTGATGCTTTGGCTCCAGGAAGTCCGAAGGGATTAGGTTCGGAGGAAAAGGAAGTGAGTCCCTCAGGACTCCGCCGAGAAGAAAACGCTCGACGTCGGTGTTTTGTGGATTGGGCATGGGTTAAGGGAAAGGGGTTTGATGTAGATCAGGGACGTCGTCGATGTCTAATCAAATGCGTCGGCTTCCTGGACGGGGGGCCGTAATGATCCAGGAGACGCAGTCGCCCTTTTGTGATTACACGAAAGCGACGTATTTCCAGGATGTTAAGTTTGACGGCCTTCGTCAGATAAATCCGCCCCTGAGCTTGAGAGAGCTTCCATTTTTTGCACCAGTCTTCACGTTTCAGAAAACCGGGGTCAGGTTTCACGGCGGACTTATTAATTTCTGCCAGGACAGCGGAAAGGATCGCGTCCGCGTTTCTTCTGTAAGCCATGCGTGAAGCTTTCATTCGTTTGTCCTTCCTTCCAGATAATCGCATCGGTTCTGAAGTGTCTCGACCTCGGCCTTGAGGCGGGCGTTCTCTTCCTTAAGTTTGACCATGTCTTCCTTAGCTAACCTTGCCGCATAAAGAAATACGGTCAGATAATCAAGTTCGCCAGGATCTCTTTCGTGGTTCATTTGCGTAATCCTTTCGGTGGAGTCCAGACGGTGAGATCTGACTGCCAGAGCCAGCGATCGCCGATGCGGTGGATGATCCAGGCCTTCCAATCTTTCCCCTGGAACCAGCCAGCGATGAAACCGTTGTTCCATCTGGCCGTGCCGAGATAATTTGATGCGTAATCCATGTCGTCGATCCTGCATAGGCAAGGCGACATGTAAGCCGCACCGCCTCCGTGCTTTGGCAGATTGACCTGGTGGCCCGTGTGTCCATGTCCGCACATGAACAGTCCGCCTTCTTCAGCGTAATGCATGCCCATTTTAGTCAGGTTCGTGCCGATGCCGTGATGAGCAGAGATCGGGCCGACACGCAGAAGTCCGAGCTTATGATGATAAGGGAGGATCCGCCTGGCTCCCGCCTTGTAAGCTTCACGATTGATCCTGGCTTCCAGGTCGGAGCAATAATCCCTGACGACAGCCGCAGGATGTGATCTCGCCATGTGCGTCAGTCTGTATTCGTGATTTCCCTTGAGCAGATACGTCGGGCGGAACTTATGCAAAAAATCGATGCCATGTTCCACGTCGTCTTTCAGGGACTCAGCTCCCTCGGTGTCAGACATCGCCCCTTTACGAAGTGAACGCATGTCAAAGTGGTCGCCTCCGGCGATCCTCAGATCTGGTTTAAAGTCCTTACAATAGGCGTAAAGAGCTTGCAGACTTTCATCGTCGCACATGTCCCCATGTGAGTCTGAAGCGAAGACGAACTTCGTGGGTTTAGTGGTCATGAGAAATCATCTGGAACACTTGAGAGGATCAACATGTTCAGGCGGAAAAAGATTATAGATCTTCGTCTGTCCAGGAGGCGGTGGAAACGCAGATTTGATCCTAAAGGAAAGGCCGTAGGCCTGGACTTCCTCGACGCTCATCTGCATCATTTCCGCAGTGTCCTTTAGGCCTATGCCCAGGCGGAAAGCTTCCCTGATCAGCACGGCAGGATCATAAGGGATAGATTGACCTCGATCGATGGCCGGACCTGTCCTAGAATGAGTCGTGTCGTCCTTTGAACACGCCAGGAGAAAATGAGCCCGTGCCAGGGATAGACCGAGGATCTCGCACCGCTCCTGGAGATCCAGTGGGCGTCGGGGTGAATTGTCGCAGACCATCTCGCCGTCAGAGTCCAAGCTGTCGAGCCAGGTTCTTTCCTTCGCTGAGAATTGATGGTTTGCTATCAGGTTTGAAGCCGTAGTTCACATGCACGGGGACGTTGCGAACGATCTCCCCGATGGATTTTCCTTCTTCTTCGTTGGCCGCTTCTACTCCAGCCGTCGTCACCTGGACGGTGTAGATCTTCCATTCGTCACCGAGGGCGTAATTCACGATGGTCAGTTCATTCATGTATCGCCAGTCGGAGCAGATCACCGTCACGTCTTCATCTGGAAACCGTTTGGCGTCCCGCATGCATTGGCGCGTGAAGGCGTGGGCGAAAACATCGCGGTCGATAGATCTGGCAAACATGCCAGCCGCTACCAGGAACTCGCGATGCTTAACCTTGAATGACTCATTACGGAAAGTGCGGGATGATCCGCTTCCTCCCAGATCCAGGACTTGCAGATAACAGTCGCATGCATGCTTAAGCATGTCCGCGAAATTAAGACGAACGCTGGGCCGCTTGGCTCCGAGCTCAATCCCTTCAGCCAGGGAGTCCTTCCCCGCACGTGCGTATCCAGTGATCAAGATGATTGCTTTCATGCGAGGAAGGATTTGATGGATCAGAACGGGACTTGTTCTTCGGCCCCGGAAGAGAACGACTCAGGAACGTCGGCGGACTTTCCGTAGATCTCACCGCTGACGGGAGTGATTTTCGTCAGCTTGTAGTTAAACTGCATCTTTCCGTTCCACTCCTTATCGGGAGTGACATCCAGTTCGATGGTCGCCTTCTTACCGAAAGCGGGAGAAACATAACGGATCAGGTTTTCCACGTTCATGGAAGAAGGCGGTTCAGGGGCGAAGCTTCCAGTGAGCTTGCCCACCAGCATCGCCAGGCCTTTGCCGTATTCGACAGAGTAATTTTTCGTCATGCAGTTACCGTCACCGTCCACGAAGAACAGGCGGCAGGAAGCGAAGTTACGCTTGTTCAGCTTGAAGCGTTCCGACAGCTTTTCTTCTTTCGGTTTGATCATTTTCAGGATGTAAGTCCCGCTCTTCTCGATGTTCTTGAGAGGCGGGAGTTCGTTGTTATGCGGGTTCATTATGTTATGGGTTTGATGGGAATAGGAAATGAGAGTGAAAGGGCAGATGGTCATTTGCTCAGGATCTTGATGGCGGCGGCCAGCAGAGTCGCACGATAAGCCAGACCGATGCAAGCCGTAAAACAGCCAGCCGACACTTCAGCGAAATCTTTTGCGAAGGATGACATGATCAGGCGAACTGGATAGGGGTTGCGGACTTGGCAGGAGCGTTGATGTCCAGGACTTTGACTTCAGATCCATAACCAGGCCATTCGTCCAGGGCGACGCATGACTTGTAAGCTTTCAGGCCCGCCTCAAAATCCATGGCCGCATAAGTCATGAGCTCAGGCCCGAGCTCGTAAATTGCGAACTCAAAAGGAGCTTCCTTTTCAGCCACGATGAAACGAAACCCTTTGATGCGTTCACCGAAGGCCGCTTCATAGGCCAGGCGATAGAAATAGGCCTGGAGATTATAACGATACGACCTGACGGACTGAAGGAAACCCTTGGCCGATGCGTCTTCGCTCGTCTTGAGATCATACAGATAACCGTCAGATCCGACAGCGTCGATGGCGGATTTCAAAATCGTGCCGCAATAATCCACCGAGAACATGAGTTCGGTGGCAGTGAACGTGACGCCCAGGGACTCCCTGGCCTTGATCATGGATCCAGCCACGCGGTCGCACATGTCCCATTCGTCAGCCGACACGATGGTTTTCCCGACAGACGAAGCTACGAAAACCTCGTAAGCCGCTTTGCCTTCTTTAGTGCGACGATCCAGGCCATCAGGAGTCACGGCGTATTTTTCATGAGCCGGGACTTCTTCCAGCACGATGTGATGAACCAGGGAGCCGACACGCAAAGCTTTGGACTCGGTGCGGTCAGCGTTCAGGGACGCCTTATAATGGGCCGGGGACTTCAGGAGCTCTTTCATCCCGGAACAGTTAATGGCTTTCGTTGCGTCGTAATCGGCGCGGGTTTTAATGATGTTAGGCATGGGTTTTGTTTGGGTTTGGGTTTAGGGAAAATTAGTTCTTATTCTGATCCTGGCAGATCTCCAGTTCGGAGTCGCCAGTGGACTCAGCTCCGACGTAATAACATTCGGGAGCGTTGATCTCCTTAGCTCTCTTGCGAAGGGTTTTGTCGTCGAAGATCAGGGAGTCCACGAAGTCGTTACCAATTTCTTCGGCAGACTCGACATCGTCAGCAGTGACGCGGATCTTGATCATTACGTATTCGGTGCGGATGTAAGCGGGCATGGGTTTATAGTTTGGGGAAATAGATTAAAGATCATCCTCTTCAGGATTAGCTTCAGCGATGTGCTGAGCCAGGGAGTCGCAAGACTCGATAGCATCAGACACGGCCTTTTCACATTGGGCAAGCGTGTTCTTCATCACTTTGACGGAAGAATTGATCCGCTTTAAACGGTCATAAAGTGGCTTCAGATCTGCCACGTTGTCGAAGCTCTGGTTCGTGGTTCTCAGATGTTCACGCTGAGCGGCCTTGATGTCGTCCAGGAGATGTCGGGCATCATCGCCCACGATCTCAGTGTCGCAAAAATACTCAAGCGATCCGAGCTGATCGTCTATGTTCTTTAGATGTCTGGCGAAGCTTTCTTTACTGGTCATGGTCGTGTTATGGTTAAAGACGGACTTCCTGGAGCTGAAGATCCTTTGAAGTCCTGATGAAGAAACGCACGTTCACTGGAGCTTTAAGCGAAGGGGAATTGTCACGCTTCCAGGAAAAAAGTTTCTCAGTGAATTCGGCAAGCCGCATCGATTTGATCTCGCAATAAGGGACGCTGTCCAGGAAGATAAAAAGGGCGAAAGGTTCAGGAGTAGATGCCGCGAGCTTGTAAATTGAGGACGGTATCGGTTTCGGTTTATTGATGATCTTCATACGGCGTTAGGATTAAAGCGAGAAAAGAATTGTCCATGCTTTGCCCAGAACTCCACGTTGCGACCTGAAACGCGGACTTCCTTCCTCTTCCACTTCCAGAGCTCTTCGGTGAACGAGTCGCGATCCCAAACCACAAACTCGGGATTTTCTACACGCCCGTCTATTACCAGGAAGAGAGCATGACTCTCCCTGGGCATTTTAGAAGCCATGTGAGACATGGACGTGGGAGGATTGGCAGGGATCTCTGGCATCAGCGTGACTTAAACAGTTTAGCGAGAACTTCGTTAACGCGATCCAGATCCTCCCTGGTCGCCTGAAGCTCCTTACGGAGTCCTTCGTTTTCCTCCAAGACCCGAAGCCACTTGGCCTCGAAATCCCGGGCCTCGATGCAGTAATAATTCGACACGGCTTTCAAGCGTTCCGTCTGGGTTTTGTAATTATGGAGCTCAAGTCGGAGATGCGTGATCTCCCTTAAGTGATCGCTGTCTTCATGTCTGCTCATGTGATCAGATGCTTTTGTCGTCCCCATCGACATCCTCGATGCGATCTGCAAAGTGTTCCGCTTCTGACTTGATGCACGGGAACTCTTCAGCGAGCCGACGCAAAGTCAGGACGAGATCCCTGAGTCTGAAATTACAGATCTCGTCGTAGGTCGCTTCAGACTGACGCCTCTGTTTCCTCAGATCATATGCGTCACCGTCATGCCGAAGCATACGCTGGCAAGCGCACCAGGCCGTCAGCTGAAGCAGGTTCAAGATCATGTCGTGACGCTCATCTTCTCCGTCAAGCTCATCGACGAACTTGATCATCTTTTTCCCGTCCAGTTCAGGATCAAAGTCCACCAGGATGGACTTAAGCCAGGCGGCATCCACGCCGAACTTTTCTTCGTCGAACTTGCTCATTTGGCGATGGCCTTGAGGAAGGCGACCTGGTTCTCGGTGATCACGGCCTGGTGCTCGCTACTGAGGGACGCAAGAGGATGGTCGTCAGATAACCATCCTTTAGAAACCAGATACGCCTTCGCCCTATCAAGCTTGTCTGCTGGAATAAAACTCCACCAGTGACCGCTGGCCTGAGCCGTAGTGCGTCGGGCAGGAGCTGAAGCTTTAGCTCCATCATCATCGATGTCCGTGGAAATACCGCAAGCGGTCTGGATGGACTGACGACGCAGATAAGTGATCGCGGAACCGAGCTTCTGGGCATCCAGGCCTTCCGCCTTAATTGCCAAGGATCCAGCTTCGTGAGTCATGCCGTCGGCATGCAGGAAGACGGTGGCGACGCGAACTTGTCCATCAGCAGAGTGAAGGGACTGATGCACGGCCAGGTTATGTTTAGACGCTTCCGCCTTCACGGTGTCCAGGATCTCAGCCAACGAAGCGTAGCGAGACTTGAAAGCCGGGTTGATGCGGTCTGCGGCGACGTTGCCGATGGCGTTCAGGAAGTTCACCAGATCCTGACGTGATGTGTTTTGTTCTTTAGGCATGGGTTTATGGTTTTGAGGAAAGTTAATTAATGGCTCCGCGAAGTCCTGCGTCAAGGATCAACAGGGCGTCTGCCGTGGCGAGCGTTACGCCGTTGCCAGGATAGATCTCCGAAGCTTTTGCCTTCAGCTTATTCTTCCACTGCGTCGTGGTCTGCTCTCCCTTCGTGCCGACTGGATGTGCTTTCTGCCAGGCCTGAGGGCGAACGGGGTGGATCTTCATGCCGAGGGCGACAGCCGCTCCATAGCAAACTCCGTAATTCAGCATAAGCTTGCCGATGGCAGATCCTGGAATGTTCTTCCCAGCGAACAATGGCGGAAGCTCGATGTAAAGGATCACGACTGGAGCTTTCTTCGACAGATCTGCCAACAGCGAGCAAACATCGAAATCAGTCGGGGGCATCCTCGTCGCAGTGGTCTTTCCAGCATGATGCCAGCAGACTCCGCCGTTCACTCCTGGATCGATTGCGATGAAAATAATGTCGCTCATGCTTTTGTTTTGAGATCATTAATCTCCTGACGCAACGCTAAACATGTCCCCTTGCTCAGAGCTTCCAGGTTCAGGAACCGTTCCTGGTCCATGTAGTAAAGGCCGATGAGCGTGGCACGATTGGTCGCCAGGGTCGGATCCTTCATGACTTCCAGCATTAAGGCGTTAATTTTAGAATGAGCTTCCCTGGCTTTCATTCTGTAAGTCCTGACATCTTCCTGGGTCGCCTTGAGGATGGACTTCCTATTCGCTATGCGATGTTCGTTGGTCATGATCAAAAGGTTTTAACCAGGCCTTCGACACGCCTGGCGTAAGGGTTAAGTCGGAAGCCACGGGCCTGAGCTCCAGCGAAGCCGCAGTTCCAGCAGAGGGCGATCTGTCCTGGGGTGGGACTCCTTACCCCTACCCGTTGCAATCTCGCCGCCAGGACGGAAAACAAGGCCTTGGCGACCCCTTCCTGGACTCCAGCTTCACGCCAGCGTGATCTGGACAGCTTAGGCAGTCCCATGGCTTCCCTGAAGGCGTTGGCATCCTCCCAGGCCTGGGCATGGATCTGCCAAGCTCCCAAGGCAAGTCCACCGTCCCCGACAGCCCGTAGATCTGCACCAGACTCGACCAGGGCGATGGCCCGCAGGATCCTGGCAGAGTCATCGCTGGCTTCCAGAAAGGACGCCAGGAGAAAGATGGAAAGGATGAGCTTCACGAAAGTGTCCTGGTAACGACTGAACCGCAGAAAGGTTCTACGCCAGCAGTGAAGCTGTATGTTATGCCAATCCATCCACCAGCCGCAACATAAGGTTCAATCTTAACGTCCAGGGCGTTGTTAGCTTGCATGATCCTGGCATAATGATCGCAGAGTTTCCTGGCCCGAGGGAGTCCAGTCCTGGCTGAGCAGATGTCCCCTGCAACGATGCGATCGTTGATCTCCCCTGACTCGATAAACAGCTGACGCATAATGGATAGATGGATCCCAGATTTCATACGTTGCGAAAATAGAAGCCATCGACCTCGAAATGATCATACATAAGATCGCGGGAGAACTTTTCCCAATCGAAGTAAATCTCCAGCTGGTGCGTATGTCTTCCGTTGGCCGGCAGACAGCTGAACAAGCCAACGCTGTCCGCATAATCATAAGCGAACTTTAGGTCGGTGGCGTATTCTCCGACGAAGGCCTCGTCAGCTTCCCTCAGATGCTTAAGCTCTGGATCGATGATGTTCATGTTATGGCAATAAGCGAGCATCGCTTCTGGCCCGATCGTGATGTCGTTTCTGGGATAAAGCTCCAGGATCTGATCCTTGATGTCTTTAGGTTTCTTCATGTTATTTGATCCAGGAGAGAACCAGAAAGAGCAGACAGATGCAGACAGGGATCAGAACAGCGTCAGCGAAAAGATCGTAGCTCATGGTCGGGATTATTTGGAAATGTTGATGGTCGTTTTATTCGCCTCGCGGAGCTTGCGGAGGATCGCCTGGGTTTCAGCGATCATTTCGTCAGCGCGGATCAGGATCTCCACTTCGTTGATCTCCCAGGGGTGGCTGGTCAGGTTCGCCAAGTTCCGCAGGACGAACATAGCGTCTTGCGTGTGGACGTAGATCTTGCGGGCCGTGTTCTGAATGTCTTGATTGCTCATGGTCGTTTGCTTTTTTGTGGGTTTGTGGAAGATCAGAGGACGCCGACGCCATGCTTCGACATGAACTTGCGGCAACATTTGCAAGTGACGTTGAGAGACTTCAGATGATTGTAGACGCGCGCGTGGAGGTTCGTCTTGCTATCGCAGACAGGTTTCTGGGTTTCAGCGTCAACGAGATGACGAAGCGTTCCCGTAATTCCGATGGAGGCGACTTTGTAGCTGGCGGTTTTGGTGGTCATGGTCATTTGTGGGTTTGGGTTGATGACTGAGAGATAGAAGCGAGGCCTGTTCCCTGTAAAGCGTTGATTTGAAATTATTTTCAAGGGAGGTTTCCCCACTGATCTGCCATCGCTTTTGCCACGCCCAGGAACGTCCTGGAGCTTTCCTTTGCGTTCTTGCTGATCCCTCGGCTAAAGGCCTGTCCTCGCCGCCTTCCGCCCGTATTGGACGGCAAATAGGGTTTCCAATCGGAAAGCACGTCAGTGGGAACCAGGGGCGGGAGTCCCTTCAGCCATAGCAGAGTTCGCTTGGAATAAGGATGACCGAACTGATACGGCTGGATCGCCTGAGTCGGTTCAGGGAGTCCGTAGATCTTCATCGGGGTGGGGTTTTCGATGCAGATCTTAGGGCAGTTCAGGTTCAGGAAAAGCTCGAAGAACTTTTTTGCTTCAAGGCCTTTCTCGTAGCGTTCCTGATTGATTTTCCCTCCGCCATAAAGCCAGCGAGCTCCAGCCCGCGAAAGAAACGTGCAGGGAGGATGAGCGATGATCAGATCCCACTTCATGCCCATCAGATCTCTCACGTCTCCCACATGATGCGGACCAGGAGTTTCCGTCTCTTGTAAATCACACGACATCGCGAAGTGTCCTCGGGCGATGAACGCATCACGCACACGGCCAGAACATTCGCAAGCGACAAGAACTTTTATCATTTGGTCGCCTCCGTTTCAATCGGCTTTGCATCTGGGTTGCAAGCCCGGCCAGCCAGGATGTCGTCATAAAGATCAGCGACCCTTTCCCTGAGCTTCCTGATCTCAGCGGATTGATCCTGGATCACTCTTGAGTCGATGGAAAGCTGATGATCAGCCAGATCTCCCCACTCGACCAGGGCGTTGATAATCCGATGAAGCTCCAGGGCGGTAGTCCAGGGGTTGATCCACCAGAACCGCGGCAAATGATCAGGACGCAGGATCTTCATCTGGTTCAGATTTAGAAGTGATGAGCAAACCGTTGCCCTCGAAAGAATAGATGTTAAAACTGATCCAATCGATAGCGTCGTCGGTGCTTTTAATGCCGTGAGCTTTCTTCACCGCAGGGATCAGCTTATAATAATCATAAACAGGCCAACCGCTGTTCGTGTAGCCGACTTTCGCCTTATCGAAGATCTTGCGCGGCTCCAGGATGATGCCAGGGAAATCAGTTTCCACTTGGCTTGGCTTATCAAGTCTTAGCAAAGCATCGAAAGCGTTTTCCAGTCCCTCGCATGCTTTATCGTCCCCTTGATCTGCCATGTATCCGACCGCCACATTAATCCATCGCCAGACACGGGCGATCGACTTGGCTTTTTTCTTTTCGTAGTTTGAACTCATTTGGAAAGCAAATCGATGGCCGCGTCTAAA